TTCCACGAGACGCTGCCGTTATGCTGCTCATTAGATGGTTTAGCTGATGGACGTAGCCAGCTAATCAAGCATGATCCTGACAATGGCATCTTTGTTATGGGAGCGCCAAGCATTGTGCTGGACGGACTCGGAGTGCTGGAGGCAAAGTTAACAGGCAATGCGCCAGAAGTTGAGCCGCCACTGTGGAGAGGAGCAATCCAACTGCAAGCGCAAATGGATATCATGCAAGCTAAATGGGGTTGTGTAAGTACGTTATATCAAGGCACTAAGTTACACATATTCTTATTCACTCCACACCAAGACACACTGGATCGGATTAAGGAGGTAGCACTAGACTTCCAAAATCGATTAGAGATCTACAAGAATGAGAACAGAGTAGAGGCATACCCTGCTCAAAATAGTAAGGACGCTGATCGTATGTATTCAGTAGCAAGCTCAGATTCTGAGCCACTAGAGTTGGATGATGCAGCTGCTGAGTACGCTCGTATGATCCTAGAGTTTAAGGCTGAGATTGATTCAAGATCTGAGTTAATAAATCAAATGGAAACTCAGCTGAAGGAACTATTGCAGGATAAGCCTGTAGGCATAGCAGGTAATTACAAGGTGAGCTGGCCGATGCGTAGCTACAAGGCACAGCCTGAGAAAGTTACACCAGCGAAAGAGGCTTACACAGTTCGTCAATCAACATTAACCATAAAGAAACTATGAACATTAACGATGGCACTTTAATAAAGGCACGACTGGAGGCAGCCAAAGCAGTACAGGCAGCCATTGATTATCCGCTGGAAGACAGATCCCAGCTGGCAGTCGATGCAATCATTGCAGCAACTCTCGCAACCATTCAAGCATACATGGGAGGACATGATGTCAGAGATCAGTAAGTTTTCAGAGCTACGAAAAATAGATGTATCTGGAATTGTAGAAAAAAAAATGGGGCTGTCGTATCTGTCTTGGGCATGGGCTGTAGATACATTATTGCTTAATGATCCAGCTGCTACGTGGGAATACAAAGAGCCAGTACGGTGGAATGATACCGTCATGGTTTTCTGTACAGTCAAAGCTTTTGGTGTAGAGCGCACAGCACAGCTGCCAGTCATGGATCACAGGAATAAAGCAGTCGTAAACCCTGATGCCTTTCAAGTTAATACAGCTATGCAGCGCTGTCTTGCCAAGGCTATAGCTTTGCATGGGATAGGTCTATATATCTACGCTGGTGAAGACGTACCAAAGGATCAAGAGTCAGCCAATCCACTGGATGCTATTAAGCCTGTAGCACCAGCTGAGACTGCGCCTGCAGCTAAACCAGAAAGCAATCCTGAATGGACATGGCACTTGATGTATCCAAATAAGACGGAGCCAGCTGCAAGCTATATGACTTCTGATGAGTGGGAGGATATGTATAATCAGACAGCCATGAAGACAGCTAAGTCTGGTAGCTACACACACAGAGAGCGCATGACTAAGTTGCGTGAACTCAAAGAGGCTAACCAAGCTACGCTAGACAAGCTAGATCCAGTGCGTAAGCTTTGGCATGGTAAACAGTATGCCGATAGATTGAAGAGTCTTGGCGCTGCTATGCCAGCGTCACAGGAACCACAACCAGAGCAGGAATAAATTAGGGGGCGAAAGCCCCCTAGTTTTTATACTTCGTCTTCAGTAAAAGAGTAATACTCTTCGTCTTCGTCTTCGTCTTCGCCTTCGTCTGCACCGTAGACTAATTCGATCAGTGCGTCAGCTAAAGTTTTTGCCTCGTCCCAAGTTAAAACAACGAGCGCCTCATCTTGCGAAACGGACACACACTCTTCATCAGCGTGTAACTCAAAGCCTAAACCAGATTCAACAGCAACAACTAATGTATCGTCCATTTTATTCTCCAGAAAGTCGGTCACCCCTGACCGTATTTATATTTTAATCTCGATATGTGACTGTTTTTCTACAGAAATTAAACTTTGATAATCTTTCCACGGAAAAAGGCAAGACCTTCCTCTTCGTTAATAACTTCGCAAAGCTCTGGAGGAAGTAGGTTTCCTTTATGATAAGTAAGGATAGCGAAAGCAGATCTATGGTTGCGTGTGCCGTCTTCCGTATAAGCAAACTGGTCACCCCATACGTTTGCCAGCGATCCGCAATCGACCCCATATCTCGTGCCAGTTAGACAACTATACGGCACTACCTTTGGACTATGTAGATGACCATTGACGGTTGACATACCTGACTTTAGTACAGCGTTATACGTTGCGTGTACACCGTTATAGTTTCTGTGTTTGATTTGAGTGTTACCGTTGACAACTATTGAGGTAGAAAATTTCCAGCGAGGAAAGTGATCTTGCAAATTAAAACCCATGACATCTTTGTATGCGTCACCAACTTGATTTGAGATCCTAGCCGAGAATCTGATATCGTGGTTGCCCCATGTCCACATCAATTTAGCGTTACCAGCTACTGCCTCAATCTCTGCTAGTCTATCCTGACAGGCATCAAGTTCTTGCTTTACATTTGGACGCACCTCGTAGCCTGATGATGGGTGTCTGCTGATACTAGCACCATCAAAGACATCTCCCGCCATGCACACAATATTAGGTTTTAGGGAATCCACTACATGGACAAATGCTCTGTGACCAGTTGATATATCGTCAGGCCAATAATGACAATCACTACCAACAACAATGCAGCCATCAGGCATATCGACTAAAGCTCTAACTCCATTTGCTGGTATTGTTATATTAAAGTCTGGACTACGCTTATCCGTAGCTTTTAATATTACTCCTAGCCTATTTTCTATACTTCTTCTTCTTAAATTAACTGACCTTATATGGCAATTTAAAATCTTTGCCACTTCTGCTACTGACGGATTGTTATTCCATATGGATATAAACTCTTCATCGCTACATAATTTGGCTGGCATTAGTTTGTCCTTCGTTGATATTCTCCGCACCAGTCAGTGTCAATGCATACAGAAAAAGAAAAGGTACAAGCGTCATTCTCTACGATTGGGATTGGTGGATACCTACGACATTCCCCACCGTCACTTTCTTTTACTGGAGCATAGAAGCAGCAAGTGCTACACATAGGCATACAATCAGCAGGTAGTTTCGTTTTCTTCACCACAGTTCTGTATACTATGTCAGCAATGTTTCAACTATGTTAAATGTTTCTTTCAAAGTGTGGGCAATCAACTAAAGATTTAAAGTTACCGCCCCATCTATTCTTTGGATACAGGCTTTCCCAGTATGCACCCAGTGGTGCAAGCACATCCTTATCCCAAATGATCTGATTATCTTTGAAAAAATTCAGATCAATTGCACAGCGCTTTAAGTGGATAGAGTTCATAGTCTTACTGCGACCAGTCTTAAAGTAGATCGCTTGCTGCTCTGGTGTGCGCGCCAACTCACCACCAGTCACCATGAATCCCTGCTCGGTTGCGAACTGGATCAGCTTGCATACATCCAATAAGAATGCAGCCTGTTCTTTTGATAGACTCATTTGCCACTCCTCATTTCAGCAAGCTTCTCCACAGTCCTACCGGCAAAATACGCTCCCATGACGAGTTGCCCCCAGCCAGCCAGCAAATTTACATAACCTTCATTAGCGTTGTAACCAAAAGCAGACATGGTTGTAAAAATAAAATAGGCTAATAGAATAGCTATAAGGGATATAGGTCTGATGTTCTTAGAGAGCCAGCTATCCGATGCCATGTCTGCTTTCCAGCGATCAGATATATTGTTCTCTTGGTTTGCTTGTGCAGCCAGCAATGCTTTTAATTCTTCCTGCTCAAGCTTTGCCTTCTCGATGCCTAGCTCTAGCAATCTCTCTTCGTGATCGTATTGCAGCTGGCGCAACTTCTCTACGTCAGCTGGTGTAGGGTTATCTGGAATCTTAACTCCAAGAGTATTCTCTACCACCTGTTTGCCTTTGGCTTGGATGGCGCTCGATAGCAAACCTAATCCGCTTTCAGCTAGTGTGCCTAGCAATGCGCCTACTATTGGAATCATTGTGTACCCCCTTGGTCAAACATCCATTTAATGAACCATGCGAAACCTGCAATGATGAATGTAATTACAAAGCCACCAATACAGTTATAAAAAATTTCCCACCTACGCTGCCTTATTCTTAGCAGTTTCATTTTCTCAGCTATAGCTGCCAATCTTTTTTCAGTCTCTTCCCTACGTCTTGCCTCTGCTTTTTCTTCACGATCTTTTCTAAGCTTATCAAGTCTTGATGAGAAGTCATCCCACATACCAGCTTCATCAAAGTGATATATGAAATAGTGTTTGATGTCATCGTAGTGCTGCTTGATCTGACGATCAATGGTCATCATCTCCATGACGTACTCAGCATCAGACATAGCATCAGCAACAGGATTGCCAGCAGCTATTGCCTTGTCCTGCTTTTGCTTTGCCTCTTCCAGCTGTAGTCTAGCAGCCTCGTACTTACCAGCAGCAGAAAAGAATTTACCAATGGGAGCCATTGAGTCTTTAAGTTTCTTGCCAGACTCAACGCATTTATTAATCTCACCGACTGCCTTGTTAGCCTCATCAGCAAAGCTCCTGATACCTTTGATGATGGCGCCAACACCCTGCACAACCATAATGGCAGTGGAGATCGGCTCCACCTTAGATACCTTTTAGCAGTATCGATATGATCACACCACCCATACCCATAATCATTACACCAGCAGCTTTGATTAGCAGCTTCTCTAATCTATCTACTCGCATGATGAAAGTGTTATAGCGCTCCGCACACACAGCCTCGTGCGTTATTAGTTTGGTTTCGATCTCGTTTACTGTTCCCATGATTTACTCACTTGATGATGTTTACAATTCTGCTATTGTCCTCTAGAGCAATAAACTCATGGCTCTGGTTTGCTGGAAAATCTATTACTGATCCTGCACCATATTCTGCTGACCAATTATTACCATGTGCTTTTACTCTACCTCTAGCAACTATAGTTAGATGCGCTGTCATCTCGTCATGCGTGTGCATGGGTAATACATCGCCTTCTTTTTCAAAGGTATACACAACACCACTAAGTTTGCCAGCAGATAGCGGTGTATTAAGCAATGACATTAGGAGCGTCGCCAAT